AATACTTCGTTGGATTGTGATATCATTAAAAGTAATGCATATGATTATATTACAGAAAGTAGTGAATTAAACCCATGGAATTATTACAATGAAAACGAAAAATTGGGTTATCTTTTTCATATTAGTCATGAAAACTCTTTAAAACTTTCCGAATTATGGTATAATAAGATTAAAAAGTATTTTTTATGAAAAAAACTTTAATTGCGTCGGGATGTAGTTTTACATTCGAACCATGGAATTGGCCCAAATGGGTCTCTAAAGAAATGGGTTGGAATCTAATAAACGTGGGTATGGGGTCCACGGGAAACGGTTTAATATCTAAAAAAATCATCTACCAAGTTGAAAAACAATTAAAAGTACTCAAACCTGAAGATATTGTTGTGGGTGTAATGTGGAGCGGTGTTGATAGAAAAGAATTCTATATTGACAATTCAAGAATGAGGAATAATAATGATGGGTGGTTTCAAAACCCAACAAACGTTATTGATCGAAGAAATAACTGGTTAATCACAAACATACATTGGAAATTAGAGGAATCGGAGATGTGGTATAGGAATTTTCACACAATTGTCGGGTCTTTTATAGAAACGATAGAGGATATCCTTAGAATACAATGGTATTTAGAGAAAAAAAATATAAAGTATTTTATGACAACTTATATGGACATCTTCGACGCCACATATAAGGATAAACATAAAATGAGTTTATTAGGTGGTGTTGGTGTTGATGTAAAAATCACAGAACATCCCGAAATAAAGTACCTGTATGAATTAATAGATAAAACAAAGTTTATTGATATCAAAGGTTGTTATGAGTGGGTTATAGAAAATCATCCATTAGAAGGGATGCCAAATGGGACAATGGTATGGGGAACCCACCCAAATGAAGATGGTCACAGATTATTTAGTGAAGAAGTCATCATACCTCACTTAAAAAAGTATTTAAATGAATAGTTTGTGGATTTTTGGGTGTTCGTTCTCATCGGGTTATCTTAATGTCGGTGTGAATAATTCCTATGGTAATTTAATAGGTAAGGAAATAGGTTGTTCCGTTAATAATCTCAGTAGACCGGGTAGTTCTAATGACATGATCTATTATGACTTATTGAGAAATGTCCAACACATTAAAGAGAATGATCATATAATATTTCAGTTTTCTTCTTTTGATCGCATCGGACACTTCCATACAGATGACCCCAATAGTTACTTTTCTACTGCGGGAATGGTCCATTTAGGTATTGACACTAAAATTAATGAATACCCATTTAGTGAATATGATAAAGATGAATTAGAAACCTTACTAAAGTATGTAATTTACTGGCTACCTAAACGATCAAAATTCGATATTGATAATACAATATCAACACTTGACTTAATAAAGACTACAAAAAATGTAAAATATTCCTTATTATGTGTCAATGACGGGGGATACGAGTTTAACGATAGAATAGTTAAGTTACCAACAGAAGAAAACAAAGAGAATGTCTCAATGTATGATTTCGTTGTTAAGGAAAAACTAACATTATCAGACGAATTCCCTGAAGATTTTGATTACTATGATACTCATCCAGGTGTCATCGGTCATCAAAGGATAAAAGACCATATTATGAATCAATTTTAATGTACTCGGTTGGGATATCAGCGTTTTACCACGATTCATCAGTTTCTCTTTTTAAAAACGGGGTACTAATATTTGCATGTGAAGAAGAGAAGTTTAGTGGTTTTAAACATGATAGTACATTTCCGACACTGACACTAAAATATATTATAAAAAAGTACGGACTCAATAGTCAAAATGTAGAATCGGTTTGTTTCTATGAGGACCCACAACTAAAAAGAGAAAGAGTAGTTGATCAGTTTAAAAAGAATATTTTAAAGAATCCAATTTACTCAATCAAAAATTACTTATCATTTTTAAGTAACTATAGAGAATTAAAATTAGAATTAAAAAAAATATCTACTAATATTTTTTATTCTAAACATCACCATTCACACTTATATTACTCTGCATTTAGTTCCCCTTTCATCGAATCCGCAGTAATTTCTATTGATGGGGTTGGTGAATATGATACAACCACAATTTCACACTACAAAAGAAATAAGTTGGAGGTTGAAAACATTTCTGAGTATCCCCACTCATTAGGTCTTTTTTATTCTGCGATGACCGCGTTCTTAGGTTTCAAACCAAATGAAGGTGAATACAAATTAATGGGGTTAGCACCATACGGTAAAAAAACCAACATTGTCGACAAGGTATCGGAACTAGTTAAATTTAGTGATGGTAAGATAACCAATAACTTGAAATACTTTGAGTGGCATAGAACAGATAAAATCATGTTTAATATTGATTTATCTAAATTATTGGACATGTCACCCAGATTACCTGATGAGGAGATAAGGAAAGAACATAAAGACCTGGCTTACGCGGTACAATATGTCTATGAGAATGTATTTTTTCAACTACTTAACTATACCCAAACAAAATACAACACAACTAACCTCTGTTTAGGAGGTGGTTGTGCTTACAATGGTACCGCTAACGGAAAGATATATTATAGAACATCATTCAAAAATGTTTGGATACCGCCGGCCCCATCTGATGCGGGTTCCTCCATAGGTGCGGTGATCAATTATTTTGTAAGTAAGGGTAAGAGACCTAAGATAACTGATAATCCATTTTTAGGTCCATCTTTTACCATCAATAGTAAATTCAAAGAATCATTGGGTAAAAGAAGTTTCATATATGTTAGTGACGATAATCTTTTTAGATTAACCGCAAATGAAATAAAAAAAGGGAAAGTGGTGGGATGGTTTAGAGATGAGATTGAGTTCGGTGCAAGAGCGTTAGGGAATAGATCCATACTCGCAGACCCAACAAATCCAAACATGAAAAATAAAATTAATAGTTTAATTAAAAGGAGAGAAGGGTTTAGACCATTCGCACCGATGGTTACCAAAGAAAGACAAAGGGAATTCTTTGAGGTAAACGACGACATACCCTATATGAATCAAGTTGTTCGAGTAAAAGAACCATATCGAGATAAGTTAGTGTCAGTGACGCATGTCGATGGGAGTGCTCGTGTTCAAACTGTCTCTAAAGATAAAACAATACACAAATTATTACGTGCATATGAATCAATAAGTGGGTACCCAATACTATTGAATACCTCATTTAATGTCAAAGATGAAACCATGGTAATGACCCCAAAACAGGCATTAGAGACTTTTGATAAAACCGACTTAGATATTTTGGTTTTACAAAATTTTATGATCTTTAAAAATAAAAAAAAATGATACAAAGGATTTTAAAATGGTTCCGAGAAAGAAAAATAAGAAAGGAGAAGGAACAAGAGTATAAACGAAAAATTGAGGAACTTAAGAAAAGAGACCCTTTTATTTATAAACATTAACATATGAGAGTTATACACACATACGGAGACAAGGATGGTATTATTTGGAAGGAATTGTTATATACCCAATATCTGAGTGCGGTTTTAGCAAAAAAACATTACGGGGATATTGTCTTTTATGGGGACGAACAAACTTCAAAAATGGTTAAAGAGTTAGGACTACCATATAGTGAGGTAAATGATACTATATTAAAAACAACTGATTCTAAAACGTGGAGTGTCCCAAAGATAAAGGTCTTCATGGATCAAAAAGAACCGTTTGTACATATTGATACGGATACTCTACTATTTGATAAAATTGATTTTAGTTCGTATGATAAGGATTATTTATTTAGTCATCGAGATATGGACATCCCTAATGCAGATTCCATATCTAAAACAGATATATTAAAGAATCTCTACATGACGTGGTTTTTTAATTTACCTGAAACAAACCATAATGTCCCCAAGAACCAAAAGTACCCATTCAAAGAATTTGTTAAGGAGTTCAAAGAACAAGTCCCCAATAATATACTAAAGTCGGGTAAAGAAGCGTACAAAGACTATTATTATTATAATCATACCTACACTAATTTATTTTTTGATTTATTGGAAAATATAGGTGAGGATATGTTCAATGACCTAAATTTTAAAACAGTACCTAACATGAATGTGGTTTATGTGAGAAATAATGAAAAATTTTCATTATCGTGTAAGGAAAGTTTAAAACATTATGAGGAAAATAAAAATAGGATTGATAAGGAGGAGTACGGATCGTGTTATATAGAACAATTTATGATCCATACACAACTTAGGTTTATTGATAAAAAATATAAAAAATCATCAGATAAAATGAAAAACTTTATTTTTCCTTCATTACCTCTGATGCAATTAGATAATCACAACAACACCCCTTTAATTGAAAATGTAAAATTCCCACTTAGGTTACAGTATAGTAATGGAAAACATTTCTCGTGTGCGTGTTGTGGTGAGGGGGTAATTTCGGCTCTCACTAAATATACTAACGTATTGAACCACGATATATACTCCTTAGATAGTTTGGATGAAGAAAACGTAGAAGAATTCTTCAGGAATGAATTTAATGGATTCCTACATCTAACTTATTTGAAGTGGTACGATATATTCCAAGCATATATAATAGATCGTTTACGTAAAGAAGTGGGTGATAATAAAATTAGAGAAATACATGGTTATTTTCGTAAAATCTACCCCTCAAAAAATTTAGCAACCAAATCGACAGGAGAAAAACTCTACACAAAATTAACGGGTTTCAAGTTTACTGATGATGAAGAGGTCGATTTATCAATAATATAGGAACCAAATTATTGTTATTTCGTTTAAGATGTGGTTAAAATTTAATTCACTATTGAATTATAAAGTATTTATCTATTAAAGAAAACACGTTTAATAGATGAATATATTTGATCCACACATTACAGGGTCGATGTCCGTATCGGCCTCAGCACAAATCGAAGGAGATTTAACGGTTTTAGGGACGATTTATGGTTCCGCGCAAATATCAGGACAGGTTGACAGTGCCACAAGTGCATCTCACGCTGCCCAATACCTTCTAACCTCAAGTTTTGAGGCGTACACTGGTTCATTAGCTACGACAGGTAGTAACACATTTATTGGGGATCAAACAATTAGTGGATCATTGCTGCCCCAAGGAACACTTACTCATGATTTAGGTAGTGATGGACAGAGATGGAGAGATATCTATTTGGCGGGTAACACAATTAATTTAGGTGGTACTAAAATCACCAAAAATGATGATGGTGATGTCGAAGTTAAAGATTCATCCAATAACTTAAAAAAGATTGTTGCCTCTGAAATTGAGATTGGGTCGGGTGATTCTAAAAAAATACTTAAGATTGATAACGGTAAATTTAAACTCATGGATAGTGGCGACACTAAAGATGAGGTGGCGGCGTTATCAGGATCATTTACGGGTTCCTTCGTTGGTGATGGATCTCGTTTAGTTAACGTACCTGCCAGTGCGGTACAAGGATTAAGTCTTAATAGAATTTCTGATGGTGAGGTTACCGCATCTATTGGGAATGGTAAAATGACCCTTAATGCAAATTTTGAACCTGATTTAACAGATACAAGAGATTTAGGATCACCCACCAAACAATGGAGGGACCTTTTCCTTTCTTCGGGTTCACTTTATATTAACGGACAACAGGTTATCTCCACAACGGGTAACGAACTTAGGATCACAACCGATGAGGGTGAATCAATTAAGATAATTGAGACCGCATCGGATACAATTACTCTACAAACTGAGAATGGTGATATCACATTAACCTCATCAGGTAATGGCAATATCGAATTAGATGCACCCATCCAAATTGGTGCGGGCAAAAAGATTCTCTCATCCGATGGTAATTCTATATCATTCGCGAATGGTTTAGTCATCACAGGTAGTATTGTATTAAGTGGTGATGTTGATGGTGTGGATATCGCAAGATTAAAGTCTGATGTGGATGCCATTCTATTAGGTTCATCTGCCGATAAAGACTCATTCGCCGAAATTGTTGGATTAATCAACTCCGTAGATACGGCAAATGACCAAGCATTCGCAGCATACTACACCGCAAGTAATAGTAGGTTTGCATCAATAGAATCCACCACCGCCTCATTCGATGGTAGATTGGATTCCTTAGAGGTAAAAACGGGTAGTATCCAAAGTGATATTACCAAACTATACAGTTCGGCATCTTTAGCGGCGTCATCAAACGCAAATGGTAACGACCGTTTAAATTCTATAGAATTAGTTACCGCATCATTCGATGGAAGATTAGACTCCATCGAGACAGAGACAGGTAGTTTATCAACTAGAATTGGACTCTTAGAGGATGAGTCAGGTTCAATCAGAACAACATTCAATAGTTATACTTCTTCCAACAATACAACAAATACAACCCAAAACAACAGATTAACCTCTATTGAGACTAAAACGGGAAGTATTGAGGCCTCAATATCTAATATCAATACCCTTAACAACACACAAAATAGTAGATTAGGGTCATTAGAGACCTTTACAGGTAGTTTAGATGCAACCTTCGCAACCGATGCGGATGTCGCTTCGTTGAGGGGTACCTTAAACTCGTATACATCATCTAATAATTTAAGAAATGGAGATCAAGATGGTCGTTTAGACTCAATTGAATCATTTACCGCAAGTATTGATGAGACCTACGCAACAGATTCAGATGTATCTGATCTAAGAGGTGACTTTAACACATATACGTCTTCCAATAATACAACGAACACTAACCAAAACAACAGATTAACCTCTATTGAGACTACTACATCTTCATTCGATGGGAGATTGGATTCTTTAGAGACTAAGAGTGGTAGTGTTGATATAACGTTGGGTAATTTCGGAGGTCAACTATCCTCCTTAGACGGAAGGTTAGATTCTATTGAAACCTTTACAGGTAGTTTAGATGCAACATACGCAACTGATCAGGATGTAACATCTCTTAGAGGAACGTTAAACACGTACACATCATCTAATGATGTTAGAAACAACCAACAGGAAAATAGAATATCCTCATTAGAGGGTTTCACCGCAAGTATCGATGAAACATACGCAACTGATGAAGATGTCAATAGATTTAGAGGTGACTTCAATACGTATACCTCATCCAACAACACAACCAACAATACACAAAACAATAGATTAAATGCATTAGAAACTAAGAGTGGTAGTGTTGATACACTTAATAACACCCAAAACAATAGATTAAATGCCTTAGAGATTGCTACAGGTAGTATAATCACAGTAAACAACACTCAAAATGGTAGATTAAACTCAATTGAGTCCGCAACGGCATCATTGGATGGTAGATTAGACATCATTGAGGGTGGATTAGAATTTACAGGTTCAAACGTAACCGTAAAGGGTGATTTATTGGTTAAAGGTTCTACAGTAAGTATTAACTCTACTGAGATCGATTTAGGTGATAATATCATTTCTTTAAATGGCACAGGTGCTGCCAATGGAGGAATTAAAGTTAATGATGGTCCCGCATCGGGTTCATTATTATGGGACGGTACCAACGACTATTGGGTGGCAGGTAGAGAAAACGCGGAAGAAAGAATTATCACCGATGGTCCTTTCCATACCTATACGTCTTCTCTAAACAGTAAGATTAATTCAATTCACTCTACCACAGCATCATTTGATGGAAGGTTAGATTCGATTGAATCATTCACAGGTAGTTTAGACGCAACATACGCAACTGATTCAGATGTAACGGCATTAAGAGGTACGTTAAATTCATACACCTCATCTAATAACAATACCAACTCTACACAAAACAGTAGACTTTCATCTTTAGAAACTACGACAGGTAGTATAATCACAGTAAACAACACTCAAAATGGTAGATTAGATTCTTTAGAATCATTCACGGGTAGTTTGGATGCGACATACGCGACAGACGAGGACGTAACCAGATTAAGAGGGGACTTTAACAGTCACACATCATCTAATAATACTACAAATACAACTCAGAACAATAGATTAACTTCTATTGAAACTGCGACAGGTAGTATCATCGGTGTAAATAACGATCAAAATGTTAGACTCACCGCATTAGAAATTAAAACAGGAAGTTTAAGTGGGGATATCTCCTCATTAGATGGTCGTGTCGATTCGTTAGAAACAAAGACGGGCAGTCTAACAAATGATATCTCGATCTTAGATGGTAGAGTAGATTCAATTGAAGTTAAAACGGGTAGTTTCGAGACTTCGATAACTAATATTAATACGTTAAACACTACTCAAAACAACAGATTGACTTCGATAGAGTCTACCACGGGTAGTATCATCGGAGTAAATAATAATCAAAATTCTAGATTGGATTCATTGGAAACTACTTCAGGTAGTATCATTGGAATCAATAATAGTCAAAACTTAAGACTCACATCTTTAGAAACCACCACGGGTAGTATAATTAGTGTTAATAATACACAAAACAATAGATTAACGTCAATTGAAAACACTACGGGTAGTATCATAAATCTGAACAACGCACAAAATGGTAGATTGGATGCCATTGAAGCACGTACAGGTTCATATTTGACTGAACACCCAACCATCAATTCTGCCAATTCTTCCAACAACAGTGGAAGAACCTATATTCAGGATGTATTATTAGATGGTAATGGACACGTAACCGGTTTAACTACCGCATCTGAGACAGTAGTAAATACTGATCGTTATGTGACGGGTGCCACATTTAATAATGGTACTGCGGACTTAACATTAACAAGAAATGATGGTAACACAGTAACCGTTAGGTTATTAGATACCCTCTCTGATGTAACTGTTACAGGTGGTACATATAATTCAGGAACACAAACTTTAGTTTTAACTAAATCAGATGGTAACACAGTTTCGGTAAGTGGATTTGCCGTTGATACTGATGTTAACTGGTATACAACAGGTGCGACATTCAACACCTCCACAGGTATTGTCCAACTATCAAGAAACGACGGTGGAACTGTATCGGTTGATTTAGATGGTAGATATTTACAATCTTACACTGAAACTGATCCAATATTCACCTCGTCCGAAGCATACAATATCACAAATGCCGATACCACTAATTGGGATACCGCATTTGGTTGGGGTAACCACGCAACAAGAGGGTATTTAACCGCACACCCAACGGTAGGTGCCGCGATTTCCTCTAATAATAGTGGTAGAACCTACATCCAAGATATTTTAGTTGACTCTTATGGTCACATTACGGGTTTAACAACCGCCACTGAAACGGTTGTTAATACTAACTACTATGTAACGGGTGCAACCTTCAACACAAGTAACGGTGTTGTTACCCTAACAAGAAATGATGGATCAACAATCACTGTTGATATTGACGGTAAATACGCCGAGGCGGGTCACAACCACGATAGTGCATATGTGAACGTTGGTGGGGATACCATGACGGGATCGTTAACCCTTCCTTCGATGAGGATGGGTAATGTTATCTTATCCGCTTCTGGTGATCAAAACCACATACATTTTGACGGAAGTGCGTTAATTCCACTTACCACTACCACCGCAAGTAACGCGAGTATGGGTAATTCGGGGTATAGATGGTCTAACGTCTATAGTGGTTATGGTAATTTCACTAATAGTGTAACCGCAAACGCATTTGCGAAAATTGGTGGTACCTCATCACAATTCTTGATGGCGGACGGTAGTGTGTCTACTAATCCAGGTTGGTTAACAACTGAAAGTGATCCAATCTTTACCGCATCTGAAGCATACAATATTACAAATTCCGACACCACTAATTGGGACACCGCATTTGGTTGGGGAGATCACTCAACGAGAGGATACCTAACAACCTACACGAACAATTATGTTAATGCAGTTAGTTGGAATTCAAGCGATGGTGTTATTACAATTGGTAGACAAGGATTAAATTCATTAACATTAGATATTGACGGTAGATACCTAAATGTAAGTGGGGGTACGATTACAAAAACCTCAACACATGTGGCGCAGGGGTCTATATCCGCAAGTGATGCTCACTTAGATTTATATAATAATTGGGAATCGGATACGGATCAAAAAGGATCAATATTAACTTTCACAGATAACTATTATGACGGTAGTACGTACCGTAAAACACTTAGGTCTGCGATTAAGGGTGGTACTGATACCACAGGGAACACCGCGGATGGTTACTTAGAATTTTATGTCGATTCGGCAGGTGCAAATTCACCAAACCTTGTTTTAAGATTAGATAGAAATAAAAATGCCAATTTCTACGGAACAATCATAACTAGTTCTCATGGAAGTTCTTCCAATTGGAAACAAGCATATGATTGGGGTGATCACGCAAGTGCGGGTTACCTAACGGCGTATAGTGAAACGGATACCTTAGCAACAGTAACATCAAGAGGTTCGTCAACAACATCCACAATTGATATCACCGCCGCTAATATTCTTAGAGGTTTTAATGGTTCAGGAGGATCAACTGTTTTCCACCAATTAGAGACCTATTGGAACACAAATGCAGCAAGTTCCACCGCCACACTTAGATTCGATGTTGGTTTGTGGAGATTATGGAGTGGTATTTACGGGGGATACGTTCTTAATGTCCGTTCAAACGGTAATGTTGAGGTTGTCAATAATGTTACTGCCTCTTCATTCATTAAGACTGGTGGTACATCTACTCAGTTCTTAAAAGCGGACGGTAGTGTTGATGCGAATACTTATTTAACCACCCACCCATCGGTGAGTGCTGCGAGTTCTTCAAATAACAGTGGAAGAACATACATTCAGGACATTTTATTAGATTCCTTTGGTCATATAACAGGTTTAACTACCGCAACTGAAACGGTTGTTAATACGGACCGTTACGTGACGGGTGCAACGTTTAATAATAATACCGCAGATCTTACATTAACAAGAAATGATGGTAACACAATAACTGTTAGATTATTGGATACATTATCCGATGTAACAGTTACGGGTGGTACATATAATAGTAGTAATCAGACTTTAACACTTACTAAATCTGATGGTTCAACTGTAAACGTAAATGGATTCGCAGTAGACACCGACGTTAACTGGTACACCACAGGTGCAACCTTCAACACAGGTAATGGGATCATTACAGGTACTTTAAATAATGGCAGTACTTGGACTGTAGATATCGATGGTAGGTTCTTAACCGCTGAGAGTGATACCTTAGCAACAGTAACATCAAGAGGTTCGTCAACCTCAACAGCACTGACATTTAATGGGGCGTTAACTCTTAACAACACCCTTACAATGACAAGTACATCTACCCAACCATTCTTCCTTCGTGGGGATAGTGCGGGATCTAATGGATTATTTAGAATTCAAATTGATGACGTTAATGATTCATTCGGTACGGGTGCCAGAACTTTCTTAGGTGACGGCGGAATTGATGTCTTTATTGGAACTAGTAACGGTAGTTATACTCCGAACAATACATATATTGCACTTAACCACAGTGGTGAAATTAGTATGGGTGCGGGATCCGCAACCAAACACTTAACACTTTCTACTTCAGGTAATTTAAGTGTAACCGGTACTTTATCTGCATCAGGTTACAATAAGTCTAATTGGGATACCGCTTATGGTTGGGGTAATCACGCAAGTGCTGGTTACGCGAATTACAGTCACAAATACCATACATTCTCTAATGGGGATGAATACTACGATAGTTATGGTCAGAACAATAACTTAAGGTTATTCACCGAAAATGCCACATTTGATAATTTCCGTTTTAGAAGTTACTCAAACGTTGAATATTTTGATGGTACGAATTGGGTACCATGGGGACAAAGTTTAGACACCTTATTTGATGGTCGAGAAGAGACTGGATTTAGTTTGGGACATGCAAATTCTCATTTTAGATTTGAAATTAATAGAAGTTCAGGGTGGCCAACAACCGCATTATTTGTAATTCAAAGTTCGTGGACAGATACCAACAATCACACATGTGAGGTTACTTTAGAAACATGGAATGGAAGTGCGTGGGTACAGAAAGACAATTGGACGTACTCCAATTTCCAAAGAGGTATCAACTTACATACAACCTCCCAAACTCACGATGGTATTGGACAAATGCGTGTCACCATTAACATGGATTGGACGGATGCTAGTCACAACTACTATCCATTAAGAAGAATTCTTTTCTTAAGTAATTTCTCTGGGGGTGCTACTGATATGCAACCGTTTACTTGGGAATATAATAAGAATGTAACATTTAGTAATCAAATTTATGTTAGTGGTGGTGACTCATCACAATGGAACACAGCATATGGTTGGGGTAATCACGCAAGTGCGGGTTATTTAACTTCTTATACAGATACAAACCACTACACCACAGGTGCAACATTTAATACGAGTGATGGTGTTATTACGTTTACAAGAAATAATGGGAATACATATACCGTAGATATTGACGGTAAATATTTAAACCTAACTGGTGGTAGTGTTGCGGGTACTTTAAACCTAACATGGCCCACCACATCAACAACTAGTTACGAGTTATATTTCTATAACCAAAGTTATCACGCGAAAATCTACTCCACAGGTGGTGATTTAATCTTAACGAATGGAACTGGTGAGAAGTTTAGAACTACAACCGCAGGTGTAACCGTTTCAGGTGTTGTTACCGCAACAGGTGGTAACTCATCAAATTGGAATACCGCCTACGGTTGGGGGGATCACTCAACAAGAGGATATCTAACATCTGTTCCTTCCCCACAAAGTGGTGATTGGTGGAACGATGGTTTTGCTAGAGTTGGTACCGATGGTGTTATGGAAATTGGTAAGTATATTGATTTCCACGATTCGGATACAACCACTAGTGACTATAACTTTAGAATCACGAATTCGGGAGACAGACTGTACTTCAGTGGAGATATCGAATTAGATGGTGGAGACATCTACATCAATGATTCGAACACAAGACTTACTGAAGGTAACAGTAACGCACTCCGAATTCAAACAAATACGGGTTATGTAGATATCGGTTCTATGAACTCGAGTTGGGTTCACTTCCAAGCCGACCGTTCAGTTTATATGTGGGCAAACGGTGGTTTATTCTCATTTGATGCCGATGTTATACCACACTCAAACAACACAAAAAATTTAGGTAGTAGTGGTAATAGATGGGCAACTATATACGCTAACGGGGGTGATTCCACACAATGGAACACCGCCTATGGGTGGGGTAACCACGCAAGTGCTGGTTACTTAACCACATCAACTGCCGCAAATACCTACGTTAAGAATTATTCACATCATACGTCGACTAATGCGGACTTCAATATCGCAAGATCTAGTGGTCTTTATACTTTAGACTATGGTGGACAGGCAAACTTAAATTCACCTGATGGATCGGCATGGCATGGTCTAATCACAGTTAGATCGGGAAGTGTTAGACAGGTTCAAATCACTATTCCATATAATAGTGACAACATGTACTATAGAAGGGGTCATAACTCCAACGCCGAACAATGGAATGATTGGGTTAGACTTTGGGACACGAATGACTTTTCAGACACTAATGTGTCAAATTGGAATACCGCTTATGGTTGGGGTAATCACGCAAGTGCTGGTTACTTAACCTCACTTCCATCACACAATCACGATGGTGTTTACTTGCCTATTGGTGGTAAAGCTGCGGATTCCAATCTATTAGATGGTATTGACAGCACTTCATTCCTTAGAAGTGATACTAGTGACAGTTTCACAGGTGACTATTTAGGTTTCCCTACACTAAGTCTTGGCATTGCCAATAATAACTCATCAAATGGTTACAACACATACTTTAGAGGAAGTAGTAGTCATTTCGTATTGGGTCTTACTGATGGTAACACATTATACTTAAACTACGGAAACTCAAGTGGTTCGATGCGTACTTACGGTACGTGGTACCACGGTGACACACAAATTCTATCCTCTTCAAGGGCATTATCAAATGTTACAGGTAACATATCAATGTTTACCAACGATTCGGGATACATTACTTCAACGGCATCAATCTCAGGAAACGCGGCCACCGCATCCAAGTGGGCAACCGCAAGAACGATAACTTTAAGTGGTGATCTTAATGGGTCTGTTTCTATTGATGGTTCTGCGAACGTAACCCTTAGTGCACAAGTAGTAAATGATAGTCACACTCACGATGACAGATACTTTACTGAAACCGAATCTGACGCAAGGTACCCATTATCAAGAGGTGGTTTAGGTACTTCAACAACTGTTGGTGACACTACGGGATGGGGAAATAACTTGGCCGCGGGAACATACACAAGAGGATATGTTGGTCATGGTGGTCAGGTGATTATGTCCCATGACACAGGAGGTAGTGTAGGTAATGTTGGTATTGAGGTAACTTACTATGGGGCAATGTATGTCCACACAAACGTGGATAGTAATCAGTGGGTTACTAAGCAAATTTGGACATCAGAAAACTTTACCTCTACAAATATTTCCAATTGGAATACCGCATATGGTTGGGGTAATCACGCAAGTGCGGGTTATGTAACCCATGACTACTATACCACAGGTGCAACATTTAACAGTGGTAATGGTATAATTACCTTTACGAGAAACGATGGTGGTACTTACACAGTTAATATTGCCGCAACCCTAACGGATGTAACCGTAACGGGAGGTACATATAATTCAAGTAATCAAACACTTACTTTAACAAAATCTAATGGTACGACAGTATCGGTAAGTGGATTTGCGATCGATACAGACGTTAACTGGTACACCACTAGTGCATCATTCAATACAGGTAATGGTGTAATCACTGGTACAAGAAACGATGGTGGTACATGGACAGTAGACATTGACGGTAGATTCGTTCCGTACAGTGGTGGTAACATGACGGGTAACCTGAATTGGGGAACCACAGGTACAGGTTTAACATGGACAATGAACACCGATGGTGCCTACATCATATTCTATAATACAGGTGATGGCGATACCGATTCAAGATTAGAGTACGGTACATCCGACAATGGTAACGAGTACCACAGATGGATGGTGTCTTCTATTGAGGAGATGACCCTTAAGAATGACGGTTTACGTGTTACCAATGACATCTATATGGCGGGTAATATTGTGGCAACTCAGGCGTGGGTCTCTTCGAGAGGTTACCTAACATCTTATACAGATACTAACTACTACACTACAGGTGCAACATTCAACACAGGTAACGGAGTAATCACCGGTACTTTAAATAACGGTAGTACTTGGACTGTAGACATCGATGGTAGATACTTACAATCGTACACAGAGGTCGATACTTTAGCATCTGTGACCGCAAGAGGGTCATCCACCTCAAGTGACATTTTCTTGAATAACGCAGCACCAACACTATACTTACAGGATACTGATAATAGATCTGCGATGATCCATGTTAACAGTAACTACTTCTATATCCTAAATGGTAATGCTAATAACAGTACAAGTTGGGCTCAACAAGCAAACAGTAGATGGTTATTCCAAGGTAACTTAAATAATAACGATATTACATTTGGTGGTTCGGGTGACTTCGCCGGTGTTGTTACCGCAACAGGTGGTAACTCCAACAATTGGAACACGGCTTATGGATGGGGTAACCACGCAAGTGCGGGATACTTAACCGCACACCCAACAATTGCGGGTGCTAGTTCTAATAATAGTGGTAGAACATATATCCAAGATGTATTAACAGATGCTAATGGACACGTAACAGGTTTAACCACAGCGACTGAAACTGTAGTTAATACCGATACAAACTATTATGTTAATTCGGCTTCATTTACTAGTGGTATCTTAACACTTAACAGGATTGGTTTAGGTTCGCTTACAGTAAGTTTAGACGGTAGATATCTACAATCAGAATCGGACACATTGTCAACCGTAACCGCAAGAGGTAACACTACTGGTAGTGCAATTGCGATAGGTGGAACATTAACAATTAATAAATCAGGAACCGATTCATGGATTGTATTCCCCGCACAAACTAATGATCCGGGGTATATTAGACACTATGAGAGTAATAACACCTCAAGAATGTTATTCTCGGTATCCGATGACAGTGGTACTACCGATTACTTCGGTTTTGGTTACAATGGTGACGATACTCGTTTTGTTATTTACTCAAACGGTAATGTCTATGGTAAAGGAACCGCAGAATTTGATGGTAGAGTATACGCCGACGACGGTTTACACGTAAGAGGTGATTGGGTTCGTGTAGACGGAAGTAACGGTATCTACTTCAACAGTTATGGTGGTGGATGGAGAATGACAGGATCATCATACGTTGAGATGTATGGTAGTAAGTCACTACACATGCAAAACGGTAGTATTGACTATGTTACTCAACTACACTTTAACGATAATGTAAGATTCTATGATGAAGGTAATAACCAATACCTTAACTATAAATGGGGTAACGGTGGTGCAGGTGGTATCAAATTCGTTGACGGAGATAACTCCGTTCAAGGTTATGTATATGGTTCAGGAACAGGTTCCTTTGGATTGTTAGATAGTGGTGGTAACTGGAAAGTAAGAGTAGACGGCTCTAATGTTGAAATGTATGGTTCTCAATACCTTACAAATGTTTACGCCAATGTCTTCTACGATAGAGATAACTCGGCATACTACTTAAATCCAAATCAAGCGTCCAACTTAGCAACCCTTACACTTAATAGTCCAACATCAGGTACAACAGTATTCAATATTCAGGGTACTCAAGGACAATTGTTCTCGATCACCGACGATTTAACGGGGGATCTATTCTCAGTATCAGACGCTTCGGGTGTTCCAATCTTTAATGTAAATGCCAACAGTAATGTCGACATTGACGGAAGATTAATTATATCTAAGAATAATGCGTCGTCCCTAACGGCAAATGCACATTTATTGTTAGAGAATGGTACCACTTCCTCAGGACAAACCACAATTGGATTTAGACATGGTGGAACTGAAAAAGGTTCGATTAGAGTAGACTCATCGGGTAATCAGATATTCAACGCTGCGAGTGGTATTTTCTACTACAACAATGATTTTGGTGGAGATTCACTAACATTTAGAAACGTTTCCACCACATTCATGACTGTTAGTAGTGGTACTGTTAGTTTCCCAAATACGGTTTCGGCAAGTATTAGTGGTAACGCAGCGTCGGCAACTAATTTAGGTTCACACTATACCGCAGATGATTGGTTTAGGGCAACTGCTGATAATAATATTGTTAAATTCTACGGTAACACAAGATCTATCATATACCGTACTGACGGTGTAACGAATGAGCATGGTGGTGGAGGATATCCCCACATTTGGTACTATGGTGGTTCTGCTGATTCGAACAGAGTAATGATTATTAACACAAGCGGTCAGTTGTGGATGAGCAACTACGGTTGGTTACACGATTATTTCCAAGCATCAGCTAGTGCAATCAATACAGGTAATATTGGTTCACAATCAGTAAACTACGCAACAACCGCGGGATCCGCAACTTCAGCAACAACTGCGGGATATGCAACCACAGCAGGATCGGCAGATCAAATTGATGGTGTTGGATTCAGAAACACAGGATCAAATGAAGGAATTAACGCTGACACCCTTAACAGTAATGGTATAACCTACTACACTGGTGGTGTAACAAACTTCTCAGGTAACTCTACGGACGGTGCACTTTACTCACAAGCGTATAGTTCATCATGGCAACACCAAATTGCGGGTGATTATAGAAGTGGTCAAATTGCTGTTAGAGGTAAAAATAATGGAACGTGGCAATCATGGAAGAAAGTCGCGTTGGTTAACACCGTTACCTTCACAAATGTTACATCAGTTTCATTTACTCACGGTTTAGGAACCGATAATATAGTTGCTCAGGTATATGACGGTGGTGGTAGTTTATTCTTCCCGTCTGAGTTAAGATCTGCGGGTGGTATCGTTACTGTAACATTCGAAGTACCGAGATCAGGTAGATTAGTCGTAACGGGATAAAAGGAGCATATGTATGTTAAGAGAAAATGTAATAGTAAGTGGTTCGTTAGATGTACAAAGCGGACAGTTCATTATACCAAGAGGAACGAGAGCTCAGAGACCTTCGAGTCCTGAGGTTGGTTCATTATACCTTGAAGAGTCCCCTAGTGGAAGTTTTGTTGTCACCTTTACAGGTTCATCCAACTACGATGATGGTTGGGAACCCGTGGGTTCACAGAACACAGATAGAACTGCGTTTAAGTATAGAAACATAATTAACTACTCATACTTGGCCGGTGGATATAAGAATTCATCTCCATGGAAGAACGTTCATAAAACTATAAACGCTACCGATCAAACTTCACATATTGGTGAATTAATGGATTACCCCGCATCTTATACGTCAGGGGCGTGTAGTAAAACTATACTCTTTCTATGGTCAACCAATACGGATAATGTTTGGAAATCGGCAACTCAAGTTCATGGAACACATACAACGGGTGTACATATGGTTAACGAAACCGCATATGCACACCAGACAAAATGGGATTTATTAAATGAAAGGGACGATCCGGGAACTCTATTTAAAGAGACGGAATTTGCTTACATTTTTGGAGGTTCAGTTGCTGCGGTTGAGAAATTTAACCTCACTAATGAAACTATGTATACTACCTACTATCCAAGTGGGACGGGACCTTACACCACAACAACAACATCTATTACTAGTACTTTAGGTGCTTCAGGTTTCTCAGATGAAAACTATGGTTATGGGTATGGTTCTGAGAGTGGTAATAAATGCCACTTCGCAACCGATACTTTTGAAACAAGGGCATCATCATGGGCATCAAGTGGTCAACAGAAGGGGATTAGTTCCAAAGTCGGTAAAGGATATTGTGGTAATGAAGGGACGTATAATGGTGGGTATAACCTCAGGAGGTGGGATGCGTTTACTGAAACGAATATTGGTAACGTATCAAAACCACACCCAAACTGTGGTGAAGAAAACTTCACTATGGGGCAAGACCACCAATACATGATAGCATGTTATGATGGTAGTGGTCAGAGTAATAATAGTTGGAAATTTAGTTACACAACAGATACAGGAACTGTTAACCCATCGGGTCTTGCACCTGGTGTAAATGCCGGTGCGTCATCAGGACATTGTGGTTGGAGAAATTAAGTATTTATAGGTATGTTATTCGAAAATTTAGAAATAAGTGGATCATTAAAAGGACAGGGTATAACCAAACCACCGTCGGGAGGACCGTCGGGTAGACCCTCTAGTCCGGAGACAGGTTCATTATATTTACAAGAAAGTAGTCTAAATGTTGGATGGGCGGATTACGGTGGTAATACCGCGAATTATAATATCTTAAATAATGATAGTATCATTATAAGAAACACCTCCACGGGTTGGATTGGTTATTTTTATGGTAATGCTGCCCCTATTGGTAGGTACCTATTGAGATTCACCTACTATACTGATTCGGGAACCTCATCGCTAGTGGTTGATAATGACGGTATTGATGATAATACATTTAACACCACTTTAACGGCCACCATGGATCCCCAAACACACTACTCCACGGTAACAACAACCGCAGAGGGTCAAATTCGAATGTTTCTAAGACATAATGGGGGTGGTGGTAATATCACCATCACTAACTTCAGAATGGTTTTAGAGTCGGATGCCAACAAAAGTTATTTAATGGTTTATACGGGTGTTGGTAATAATGACAGTGGATGGGAAAGAATATCTCAACAATCAAACTTTGGTCAGACCGCATACAAGTATAGAAGTATTATAAATTATTCATATTTGGCGGGAGGGTATAAATCCTCATCTCCATGGAGAAACGTACATAAAACAATCAACGCGACCGATCAAACTTCCCATTTAGGTGAGTTATTAGATTACCCCGCGTCATATACATCAGGTGCATGTGGTAGATTCATATTCTTTGTATGGTCGGTTAATACGAGTGGTGCATTCATGGGACCGGGAAGTGTGAACTCAACCTATACTTCCGCAATTAATATGTGGAATGACACTAACTATACCCACAACGCTAAATTTGATTTGGCCAATTCTAGATCCGATTTAGGTACACTATTTAAAGAACAAACATATGCGTATGTGTTCGCGGGTGGTACCACTACAATGGAGATATTTGATCTAATTAACGAGACAGTCTTGACGAGAACAATATCCTCAAGTGACTCGGGAGATGGTGCGAGTGCATTTTCAGATGAACATTATGGATATGGTTGGGGATCATTCGGTGGATTTAAATTCAATTTTGCCACGGAGTCTCAAACATCGTCAACTATGTGGGGTGCACACGGACAACAAAAAGGAATTAGTTCCAAAGTCGGAAAAGGTTATGCGGGTAACGAAGGTTCGTATGCGGGGGGATATAACCTAAGAAGATGGAGTAACCAAACAGATACAAATTTGGGTAATGTGGCAAAACCACACCCAAACTGTGGTGAGGAAAATTTTACTATGGGACAAGATTGGCAATATATGTTGGGTAATTATGATGGTGCACAAAATAATACTAGTTGGAAGTTTAATTACAGTACCGACACGGGAACTGTTAACCCATCGGGTCTAGCACCTGGTGTGAACGCAGGTACTTCATCCGGTCACTGTGGTTGGAGGGATTAAAAAAGAATAGGTTATGATATACGAAAATATGTCCGTTCAGGGTAAATTAAAGGTAGATAAGGTCACTGCTAGACCCCCTAAGGGACCCGCATCAAATAGACCGTCTAACCCCGTTTCTGGATCCTTATACTTAGAAACATCTAACGAACACACTAGTTACCTTATGGTATATACAGGTGTTAGTAATATTGAAGATGGTTGGGAGAGGGTCGCCGCACAACAAAACATGACCACCAATTTCAAGTACAGACAAATTATAAATTATTCATACTTAGCAGGAGGATACAAAAATAGTTCTCCATGGAAAAATGTCCACAAGGCAACTAATTCAACCGATCAAACATACCATATTGGTGAGTTATTAGATTATCCCGCGAATTATACTTCAGGTGCATGTAGTAAATCTATCTTTTTTATGTGGTCAGTTAATACTGATAATGCACACAAAGGACCAACCTCTATCCATAGTACCACCACATCCGCGGTGAATATGTTTACAGATACTAATTATGCTCACCAATCACAACATGATATTCAATATACAAGATCAGATTGTGGTACCATTCATAAAGAACACGATTTCGCATGGATCTTTGGTGGTAATAGAACTGAAGTAGATAAATTTAACTTAAGTAGTGAAACGAGAATTCTCAATTACGGTGTTACCTCAGTAAATAGTGGTGGTGGTGTGAGCGCATTCTCTGATGAAAATGCGGGTTATGTTTCGGCTGATGGTGGTAACATAAAAATGAATTTTAGTACTGAAACAATATCATCATCCTCAAATGCGTGGGCTGCACACGGACAACAAAAAGGTATCTCATCCAAAGTATCAAAAGGATATGCCGGTAATGAAGGATCATATAATGGTGGATATAACCTAAGAAGATGGGATCTAACCACCGACACTAATGTGGGTAATATCGCTAAGATTCAAGGAAACACAGGTGAAGAGAATTTCACCATGGGACAAGACCATCAGTATATGTTAGGTAACTATAATGGTGTTCAGAATAACGACACTTGGAAATTATATTATTACACTGACACGGGTATTTTTAATCCAACAGGGTTACAACCCGCGGTAAATGGTGGTACATCCTCAGGTCATTGTGGTTGGAGGGAATAATATCATCTAATCATACGATATTTTAAAATATCGCTTCATTAAACGATAATTTTTACGTATATTTTATAGATAAAAATATTAATTATGTCAGAAGGATACATCTACAACAAAGACAATAGTATAAATGATGAATTGGGTAAAAAATTACTCGACATTGCTGAAGGAGTCTCTTTCGCATTACCAAAATATAAAGCAGAAAATTTCGTAGGTGGTGCGCAGATCACACCCTACGCCAAACTAAAACAATGGTTACTTGAATTAAGAGGTAGAGAAGACATTGTTGAACATTTAGAATATACAGTTAGGAAACAAGAATTGGAAATTGAAATCCAAGAGAACAGTAAGGAGTTTTTAACTGACCCAAAAAGAAAGGAGTTGGTTGATTTAACAATCGCAGATATGAAGATTGATCTTAGGAAATATAAAAGGAACCTAAGAGATGCGCATATCGAAAGACAAGGTTTTATAGATCTAATTAGAGATTTCTTAGAGAGCGAGGATTCAAAATTACCAGATGGTAATAACTTAATTAACGTGATTGGTAATAAAGAATTGGAACACCAATACGAACATGAGTATTGGACCGTTCGTATGGCAAAACAAGCGATGTTAGATATGGTTTCATATGGACGTATTGGTACGGGTAACTTAGATTCCATCCTTATGATGTCCCCAAAACAACAAAAGGAAGTTTTATCTCTCGCATCTTCTTACACAGTATTTATAGATAAGAATATCAATCAATTAATGTCGAGTGCGACTTCTAACAATTTCTCCATTGAAGAATCTTTGAGAAATCAATTAAAGTTGGGTGAGGCAGATAAACCTGATACTGAAAAACTATTATGAGACACATACTTTTTAAAATGACGGCAAATGTACCAGGGTACATTAAACAGATCGGATCCTACATGAATTATATCTATGGTAAGATTGATGATGTGTATGATGATATGAGATTAGAACTCAATGAGTTGAATGCAATTGTCATCCCCGAAGAAATCGCAACGGGGTTTGTTTTTGCCGACATTTACTTAGAGTATGTAAGTGTGAGAACAAACTCACACATTATGGATGAAATCCCTCAATTAGCCGAATCATCTGAAACCGAAGAAGAAAAGGTAAGGTACACATTAACCGCAGAGGATAGGGCAAAGGGTGTTGAGTTCAACAAAGTGGTAATGTTAAAAGTCATCGCTGACAGATTCTCTCAAAGACATAAAGACCTCATGGTTGACGCATCCAAATTAGAAAGGGCAACGTGGGAAGAACAGAAAAGAGAGGCATTTGGTTATCAAACAGACAATTCATACCCAACGCCTGTAATTGATATTTTATCTCAAGGAAGAAGTATTGATAAAACCACCCTCATTCAGAAAATCGTTGATAATGTGAATGCGTACAATATCAAATTGGCGAATCTTCTTTTGGAACAACAATTATTGGAACAAAGAGTAAAAGAGTGTGTAACTCTTGCGGACTGTCACAGACTTAAACATGAAAAGTTTGGTATCGCAATGAGTAAACAACAAAAGATTGACGAGAATATTGAGACGACACCCCTTACACTGAGAATGGATTTCTAAATAGATTTAAATGAATTTAGCAATAAATGGATCATGTGCTAAAGGTTGTTCTTTCTGTTTCACAAAAGAGGATGCGAGATTAAAACACACTCTCGGTGAAATGTCAATTGAAAAGGTCGGGGAATTACTCGACCATTTTAATTTAGAGGGTGGTGACGAAGAGATTACCATCTTAGGTGGGGAACCGACACAACATTCAAACTTTACGGGAATATTAGATTATATCTTTTCACGAGGTTTTAAAATAAATCTCGTTAGTAATCTTTTGTTTGGTCAGAAAACATTAGACTACATCACATCTAACATTAAAAACATTAGATGGGTTCTACCAAATGGTGCGGAATTAAATGAGAAGAATAGAATAAATGTATTCCGTAAAAACTATCTATCACTATACTCTGCTTATGCCAATACATGGGGTTTCGAAGATAATTCAAGACTGTTCATTGCCATTACACTTTCAAGTGATTGGAAGGAAAGACAGATGTATGAATACGTAAAATGGTTGTACCTCGAATTAGGGGGGAAGATAAATTCGTTTAGACTCGGATTAGACCTTACCGGTACTTACCTAATCAACAATAAAGAAATGGGTGAGGAGATCACCAAAATCCTTAAATTCGGGCAATACAATAACGTCAAAATAGTTTCAGATTGTCAGGTCCCCCCATGTCTGTGGGAGGGTAAAACAAAAGAGTCTGTTAACATGAACTCTTATGGGTTCGCCACTTTCAAACAAGGTAACTTAGAAACCATATGTGGTTACATGCCCTTAGACATATTCCCCGATGGCAGTTCTATACACTGTTACCCCCTTCAAGACCAATTAAAAATTGACAATGTCTTGAATATCTCACCAAAAAACGGTATATTATCTCTCAGAGATGAGTTCGATAATTTATACATAGAAAATCATAAAAATTACACCATACCCCAAGACTGTTTAGATTGTGTTTTTTATCTAACTGAATGTAACGGGATATGTGGTGGATGTTTACAAGGTGGATAAAATATTTTCAATTCCTTTAAATCCCATGTTGAACGAAATAGCGTTCGAACATGTGTTCTATCCTTTTCTACAGAAGAACAAGGATTGGATCTACGACATTTATTTTACTTGTAGGATTCCACCCTTCACCCAAGACGCAATGGGGTCTGTAATCCAAGAAAATGATCGAGATGTCGTATTTGAAAATGCGATGTTCATACAAGAGTCGTTGGGTATTCGAGTTAGTGCTACTTTTAACAACTTCAATGTCTCACCTAAGTACGATAACTACAAATTATTTGTTGAGAACCTTAAACCTCTTTATGAAAGGGGGTTAAGATCGATGACTATACCTCATGGACATTGGGTTGCTATGGGTCTTAAAGATCATTTCCCTGAAATGGAAATTAAGAATACTATTTTAAGGAAGGTTGCCACCGCACAGGACTTTTGGTACAATGCGGAACAAGGATTCGATTACATTAATGTAGACCGTATTCTGATGAGGGACATAGAAGAACTCAAGAATATCAGACGAGCCCAACTAATGTTCCAACAGAAACACGGTAGGTATGTGAAGATTGCTCTACTAACCAATGAAGGTTGTTTGGGTAGATGTCCTGTAATGGATGAACACTACTCCTATAATAACCTAAGACAACCTAATGAATTACCATACTTCCACCATGAGATATCCAAAGTAACTTGTGAGTATAAATGGGAAAAAGAAATGGGTGCGTTCTTTTGGAAGACAGCAACAATCCCACCATTTAGAGAAGAGTTTGACGAATACTTAAATCACGTGGACATCTTTAAGATGCACGGCCGAGATAGTTTCGACAGACTAAACGAAACAATGGAAATAGTGGACTCTTATGCTAAGGGCATGGATGTACTATCTGAAACGTCTCAAACTTATTTAGATGGCGTACCCCATGAAGAACTTAGAGGGTGGAGAAATAAAATTAAGAAGTGTAAATTCCAATGTTGGGATTGTAACTATTGTGATATAGTTGCTGAACACAAAAAGAAACGTATTAATGGACTTAGCTAAACATATTGAAGACTCTATTGAGTGGGGTGGTTTAGAAGTCTCCAAACTCAACCAAGACATTCTTAATATCCATGGGATTACCAGTAATAAAGTCAGATGTTTTCTAAATAACATTTGTTCGATTGGTGGGACTTACTTGGAAATCGGTGTATTCAGAGGAGCAACATTTTGTTCCGCCATCTATGGTAATGATGTTTATGCGATTGGAATCGACAACTTTGCATCACCAAACCTAATGCCGATGGGTGTTAGTCAGAAATTGGCGGCATATCTAAAACAAAGGTTAGATGTTCCACCACAAGAAGATTTTTTAAACAATGTTAAACGGTTCGGAAATACCGAACAGATCGATGTTTATAAAGGTGATTACACAACATTCGATTACACCCAACTACCTAAGTTGGATATTGTATTTTATGATGGGGACACTCGTTTCCACGATCAATACGTCACTTTAAAGAAGATTATACCACAATTCTCAGAGAGAACTATCCTAATCATGGATGATTGGAATTGGAATAGTGGTGCTATTGATCAAATCATTGAAGAAGAGGGTTTAGTAGTAACCCACAGAAGAGAAGTTTACACTAATGGTGAAGATATGGAATCCTATTGGAATGGATTAGGTATTTTCGTTATTGAGTCTTGATTAACCCCCTTATTTTTCGTATCTTTTATCTGTACGTTTAGTACATAATTTTTCATTAAATATAATACAATGAACAATGAAAACACGCCATCATTTTGGTTGGCAAAGTCGTCAAACACGATCATGAAGTTCGTACTTGGCAAAACAATGTTAGTTTTATTTTTGGTGGTCCTAAGTATTTCCAATTCATACGGACAATACACGGGACGAGCCCTAAACAATGGTGAACAACCACAAGATTCAGTACGTAGTCTTAAGGAGGTTATTGTTACCGCAAGAAAGTACTCTCAGTTTGAGTTAGTTGGTGAGAACCAACAACCCGCTTGGACACTCGTCAGAAAGTTCCCTTCAACAAGAACATATATTATGGTTCCAAAAGGTACTGTTATGTATGAGAAATGGTTTGATATGAGAACCCCTCGAAATGGTGACCCAACCGAAGTAAGAATGAGAGATGAGTTCGCATTCGGTCTCGCCAAAAGACTTGAATTGGATCTTTACATGCACACAGTTTACAAGTACCAAGGTGAACAATCTTCATTTGGTTTCAGAGGATTCTCATGGGAAGTAAGGTATGCACTTGCTGATTGGGGTAAAATCCCTGGTAACCCAACACTCTACTTTGAACATAAACTATTAAATAATAAGAGAATGGGTATCGAACCCAAACTCTTATTGGGTGATAGAATCGGTAAACGAGGTATATGGGGGGTCAATCTAATTTATGAGGGTTATCTTTCAAAATATAGAGAGTTCCAAGAAAGAGAATACGCATATACCGCATCTTATGGTCAAGTCATCAATGATGATCTCACCATTGGGGTATCAAATATGTTTAGACACAATGATGTGGATGGAACTAACGAGTGGTACTTAGGTCCCGCTCTTCAATATAGATTTAGTGGTAATGCCTATATCAACTTTGAATTACTACCAGGTCTTAATGATGACGCAAAGAAATTTAGAAACACAATTATATTCGGATGGAGATTTTAATTAAAGGTCAACACTTTTTATTATATCTAACATTCATCATGTTCGTGACGGGTATCCTTAAAGACAAAGGGTACCTGTCCGACGTGTTTCGTTGGATAGCGAGAAATGTAAAGTCAAAGAAAATGGTAGTCTTCTTTGTATCCTTATTCGGGGGAGTACTACCCATACCAGGTCGTGTTGCACTATCGGCGAGTATGTTGAATTCAATAGCGCCTGTAGATAGAAAGAAAAGAAAGACGTTTGGTATAATTGATTACTTAGCTACACATCACTATTACCTATGGTCACCACTTGAGAAAACAGTAATCATACCCATGGCGGTGATTGGATTCACCTACAAGGAGTTTATGACCCTCGTGTGGCCACTACTTCTTATTAGTGTTCTTTATATTGGGTATTATATTATGACACTAAAGGATGATGAGATTGATTTGGAAATAACTGAAGAACCGACAGATTGGAGAAACATTGTATTTGTTGTGATCCCGTTCTTAACCACAATCTTAGTATCGTGTTTTACCGATTATTATTTCCTCACATTCTTAACCTTTACAATATACCTAACCCATTACTCAAGTAGTTGGAAGAAGTTATATGATTATGTAAACGGTGAGTTATTACTCGTTGTTGCGGGAGTAATCATCTTAGGTAACATTGCGGGTTATTACTATGAGGATATCGAAACATATATAAAAAGTTATACTGAACCCGAACATATTATTGTTGTGTCAGTACTCGGATTTCTGTCCTCATTCTTATTGGGATCATCCGCAAAATATGCGAGTATTGTTAGTTTACTAACAGTTGTATTTGGTGTGGAATACTTCGTTCTATTCTTTACTTTAGAATATTCGGGATATTTAATATCACCATCACATAAATGTCTACCAATTGGACAGAAGTATTTTCACACGGGGTTTTTAACCTATTTGAAAGCACTTATAATTTGGATTGGATTTATGATCACTTATGCTTTAATAACGATCATTTAGACTTGACAATTAAATAAATAATAATTATATTTTTAAAAAAACAGAAAAGAATGACAACGAATTTAACTATTGACGAAATCTTACAACTCGAAGCCGAGATCAACGGGTTTACCACACCTCAGGGTCATCAGGTTTACGAGGGTTTTAGTAAACAACCATTATCTATTCTTTTGAAATACGAACTTTCAGAATTCTCTAAGAAATTAAGAGAAGAAAGAGAGACCGTAGAAGGGTTAAGAAATGAATTGATCACGAAGTACGGCACGGAGCAGGAAGATGGATCAATTCAGATTAGCCCGACCATCGAAGAGACAAAAGGTAAAAAGACTGAGACAGTTGAGAATCCTAAGTATACAAAATTCATCGAGGAATATGGAAGTCTCCTTAACAAGAAGATTGAATTAGATCATCCCGTAATCACCAAAGATGATTTAAAAGATGCCGGTAAAACTAAGGATCAGTACAACATCTTATTTAGATTAGTGAGTAAGGATTAAACCTTATTCCTAATCTCGATTAACAAATTTCCGATTTGATATTCCCCTACATCGTAGTGTGGAATTGACAATCGGATTTTGTTTATTGTATATATGTCCTCGTCAGTTATAGGTGATGTCTCATACACCATGACATCAACCACATCGGTTAGGATGAATTTAGATCTTAAATCGTAGTTGGTATTTACCTGTTCATTTTTAATATACTCCTCAGGTATCCTCCCCAAATCAATCTTATTGAAGTAGGGTTCTAAATTATAGAGTCTACTATCACTTCGAGTGGTAAGTCCCATCATAAAGGTTTTAAACCTGAAGATGTCGTCCTCCCAATACCTCATCTCATTGAACACAGGGATTGTGGTACCCCATTTTCTGATGAAGTTTCTAATGTTGTTGTGTTCACTAAGTCTACTTTCTTCAGACCTAAGAACTCTACTAGTTTTTGAAACGAAATGATATACAACCGCACATTCGGTGGTCATCAGTTTATATCCCTTAAGTTTAGCACGTATTAAAAAGTCATCGTCCTCACAAAAGAAAGGGTCGAAAGAAAATCCATCAAATAAACCAATATCAAAAAACGAAGATCTCATACCCGAAATAAAGAAGGTACCGCCTTCAACCATCGTTTTATTTTGTTTAACTTTTTCTACATATTGGTTAAACAAAACATAATTAAAATCAAAGAAGTTTGAACCTAAATCAAGGATAACCTTACCAGGTCTTTTATGTCCCTTAAAAATCGGAGGTTCAATTGTGGTATATGTAACCATTGTCTTTTCATCGATCAATTCTGAGAGATTCTCGAGAAAGTTCTCCCCTATGATCATATCATTATGAATCAACACTAATTTCTCAGTATCAACCAATTTAATCGCTGCGTTGTAATTGTCTGAAAAGGTTAGTTTATCATCGTCGTGGATGTAGGAAAGGTAATCATCATCCAATGACTCTAACCATTCTAATGTACCATCATTAGAACCACCACTACTTATTACGAATGGTGCTTCGGGATAGATATCACGAATTCTTTTATAACAATCTTTGGTGTAATCTAAGTTATTGTACACCGCTAACACTAATGATATATCCATTACCTATTTCTTTGTAATTCTTCGTAAAGGTTGTTCTGTTTCTCCTGTCTATCAATTGTCTTCGGATGATGAAGTGCGTATGCCTCATCAGGAGGTAAATCAGTGTAGGTGTTATATCCAATTAAACGTTCGTGTACCTTACCATACCACTTAATTTTTTCGTTCTTCTTCCAAATCCTTGTTTGATAGTCGGGAAAATTCACCCAACCTCTTTTATCCACATTCCATCTCCACTTATTGATATGTTCTTCTGTTAAACCTTCAACAGTGTTTACTCGAGAAACCAAAAATACCTCATTTTTTGGGTTGTGTTTTAAAATCTCAGGTAGTGATGTTATTAAGTTGACATGTGGTAATTCGTCCGCATCTAATTGAAAGATGTAATCACCACTACAATAATTGGTTAATTGGTTTTTCCAATCCGCAAAGTCACCCTCAAAGTAACCTCTCCATGTTTGGATGTTAGGATATTTATTGAACTTAATCAACCAATCAATAACCTCTTTGTCACCATTTCTTTGATCAAATAGAATGACAATTTCATCTTGAGGTCTCTTGTTTTCTTTTAAAAACAAAAGTAGTTTCTGTATCTCTACAAACTCATTACATACCGTTATAGCATAACTTATTTTCATAGACTAAGAATATACTCTTTTAATCTGTTTTGTGGTGACCAACCTAATCTATCCAAACTATCGTCATTTTCTCTTTTAGTAACTCTGTAATTACCTGATTGGTCGGGTACATTAACCTTATTAATATGTGGGAATCGTTCCTTAAAGAAACCAAATACCTCATTAATTGAGTAGTTGGTACCTGTACCCAATTCCCATGCGTCTTCATGTTTTTCGTTGGACATACCTACTCGATACAATCCATCAACAATGTCTATTACGTGAGTGAAATCTCTACGTTGTTCCCCATCACCGACAATGGTTATGTCTTCACCATCTCTCACTTGTTTTCTCCAAATACCGATGACTGCCGCCCACGTACCGTCAACCAACTCACCGGGTCCGTATACATTATAGAAACGACAGATTTCCGCATTAAGGTTATAGACTTTACGATATAATTTAAAGATCTCTTCACCAATGTGTTTGTAACATGCATAAGGTGACTGATATGGGTCGTGCCATCTGGAAGATGAACCCGCATAGACAACTTTAATATTATGTGTTTTACAATAATCAGCAAGAATTTGAGTACAAACGGTATTAGATCTAAATGTTTCTTTAGGATTATTAAAGGATGGTTGGATCCTACTTAAAGCCGCGAGATGGTAACACAAATCTATCTTACCTATTTTAAGTCTTGGTAAAACTTCTAAATCAGCATAGTGATACTCACATCCATCAACCTCATATTCTTTGAGTCCTGTAGATAAATTATCAATAGAACACACTGTGTGTCCCTCTTCTAAAAGTCTTTTAATTAGGTTACTACCTATGAATCCATTCCCCCCTGTTACTAATATTCTCATTTTTCTAATTTGGTTAACTCAGGCAGGACAAGTTTGGTCTTTTTGGGTTTCTCGACTAATAGAGGTTCCAACAGTTTCCTGAACTTATCTGTTATTGTTTCTAGTGAGAAACTGTCTCTATTTTCTAGTCTTAACGATTCAGATCTCTCTAAAAAGTCTTCGTATTTTTCATTAACAATCTTTAAAACCTCAACGACTTCATTGTAATTGGCGGTGAACCATTTAGAGGAGGTGAGGATAAAATCGTCTGCCGCACTCTCATGAACTTGTGTTAGTTTACCACCTAATAGGACCGACTTATTCATTGGTAGGAAGTCTTTGTGTCCTGACCAATTAGATGCGATGATGGGTTTACCTGTCATGCTAAACTCTAATAACGGTCTACCAAATCCCTCACCTTTGGTTAAACTCACCATTGATTTAACTTTAGGGTGGTTGTACAAACCATTCATCTCATCATCAGTTAATTGACCAAAGAGAAGATAGATGGGTGGTGGGTTATCATAACTTCTGGTTATTCGTTGGATTTTTTGTCTAAGGTATTCTCTTTGTTTAATCGAGAATGTTGCCGACGATGTTTTCAGAATTAGTGCGGGATTAGTCTCCACACCATTAAATGATTCACAGAAACATTTAATCAACATACCAACATCCTTTCTATCCTGACCAACGTCACCCTTTAACCAATGACCCACAAACAGAAATGCAAAGTCCTCTTTAATGTCTAATTTAAAATTAGACTCGTTGTTGTTGTATATAGATAGATCCACACCTTCATGGAGTATTTCAATCGGGGTGGTTATTTTATGTTGTTTAATTAATTTACCGGTAACCCTATCATTTTCGTTATAAACGGTTTGTAATAAAACATCACGTGAGAATGTAGATGTGGTTATAACCATATCCATCCTATTAATACCGTCTATCCACGATTTAGGTGCTGCGGTCGTCTCAATACCCGCCGTAACACCAATATTGAATTTACCTTTTCTTTGGAATTCATTGGGTACGGTCACTTCCATATAAATGTCGGGTGTCTCACTTAAACGAGTAACGATACTGTCCTCAATCCATTTGTGAAATAGATTACCCTCAACATCCAATGCGGTCATTGGTGTGTTACCCCATACAGAACTATCAATCATAATATTGAAGAGTTCCATGTCGTAAAGGGATTTTAAAAGATCTCTTGAGTGTGAACCATAACCACTTAAAGTTTTTACTGGTCCTCTAAATAATAGTGTTGGTTTACTCATTATACTATTTTATATAAACTAAATTTATTCTTAGGTTTCCACTTTTTAAATGTGGTTTCAATACCTCCAATAATACTATCACACATAAGTTTACTTGAGAAATTCTTCTCAACGTATTCTCTACCTAATAGACCAACTCTCTTTCTTTCTTCTCTTCCCATTTCATACATTTCTTTGATCGCATCGACCACGTCATAGTGATTGATTCTATCATCGAATATGTAAGGGGTACTAGGTGATCCATTTAAGGTGATTGATGCCGACCATACAGGTGCACACCATTTACCCCATGTTAATTTCTCAGGTAGTTCTCTTTCATTATGTAAAGACCCTAATTTGATATAATCCTCAGGACCAATTAGTTTACCATTTGATTTAAACCCACACTGATCTTGTAAACCACCCGTCACATTTACAATGATCGGAGTACCTGACATAAGAGATTCTGCGGTGGTCAGACCAAACCCTTCGTTGTTGGCAATATTGATAGTACAATCCACCATATTATAGATTCTATTCAACCTATCCTGTTCGAATTTGTCATTGGTAAACTTTACATCGTAATCAGGACATAACTCATTTACAACCGCCACTAAATCAGTTCCATTCTTATCGATTGATGCTGTGTGCATTAATAGAAGACACTTCTCCGATTTTTCCTTTGGTAGGGTATCACAGAACATCTTATATGAATAGATTACATCGGAGGGTTGTTTCCTTTTAATATTTCTATTGTTGTAGAAGAGTATAAAATCATATTCTTTATTACCGTGTATGAATTTCTTCATTTCCTCATCTTCACCTTCTAAAGGTTTGAACGTTTCAGTGTTTATACCGTGAGGTACATAACCAATCTGCCAATCTTTAAGTGGTTGATGAGTCATTTCTCTGGTAGTTTTACCGACTCTATGCACAATTCCGAAAGTTTGTTTAGAGATACAACCTAACCAATCACATGACTCATAATAATCCCTATTATAGTGGGGGTCAGGTAGGTCATCCCATATATGGTAGTATAGGATTGGGACCTGTTGTCTTATCTCTTGTTCATTGTCATATAACCACTGCCAATAATGAGGGTCAGTAAAGTGAAGTATAGCATCAGGTTTCTCCTTTTCAATAATCTGACGTAATCTAAAAATATCACCATAACCATTGTTAGGATATATTTTAACATTTGCATCCTTTACTCCGGTCTTAGTTCTTACATCATCATTTAAATCGACAATCTTCCCATATTCGGGGTGTTTTATAGCAGCACCTAACTGAACCCAATCATATTTGTGTACAGTACCTGTTACTATTTCTCTGGACATTGTTGCTACCCCCGATGTCATTCTCATATCATCAGAAAGTAGTAGTATCTTTTTTTTACCCATTAGAATCTTGATCCGCTAACCGCTAGTACATCGTGGTTATCAATCAATTTCTTGAAATCATCGTTAGTGTTGTATAAGTCTAAAGACCTATTAACTAATTTTTGGAAGTTAATACCTTCGTTTTCTATTGTACTAATTTTGAACTGTTTGTAAGTATCCTCAATAACATTCACAGTGGTCAATTTAGTGTTTGCTTTCTTCATACGTGTATATATTTCTATATATATTGTTTATAACTAAAAAAAGCCACTAAAAATTCTCTAGTGGCAAGAATTAGTCCCAATTCTCGATTCGAGAATCACGAATTTTTCACCTCTTCCACAGTAACCGTTACAGGACTACTTTGAGTAGTGTTGGTAGGTTGTGCGACCGCACTTACTTGTTGTGGTTGAGTTTGAGTTGTTTGATTGTTTTTTTTACATCCGCATCCCATGATAGTAGCTTTTAATTATAATTATTTGGTTTTTCAAAAAACCTTTAGTATGTTTGTTAAAGTATAAAAAAATAAAACCTTAAAATAAAGTCTTATGTCTGAAAAAATTTATGTTCGAAAGTGTGAGAAGTACACAGTTTGGGAGGCATCCAAACCAATTGAGGTGGATGTTGAGAAACTTCGAGAGTGTGAACCACCCTATCAGGGAACTACCAACGAGGAACTGTTTGAGTATCTTAGAAATGAGGTATTCGGTAACTATGATTGGGCGGAAGTAAACGGGTCAGTATATGGTGAGGACGAAGCATACGAATTAACATTTGACGAGTCTCCCGAGATGGAACCATATTCAGATAGTAGGGAAAAATTTGCCGATGATTGGTATGAACTTGGTATACCAAACGAAGAATATCGTAAAGTCGGACGATTTGAAAGTTACCACGACAGTATGGAACGAAACGATTGGTAAGGTAAAATTTTACTAAAAATGAGATATTTATAGTAAAAACACATATATATGGATACCTCAATTAGATACTCACTTTATTTCGATAACTGTGATGAAGATGCAATTAACAGACTAAAAGAGATCTTCGGTTACGATCCTAATTTTCCTGATACCTTTGTTGATGGAACATCTATTATTAATAATCTTTTCGGTGTTGACACCCTACTAAGTGTAGACCAAGATTGGATTGATGATAATGTGGGTGTATCAGATTTTAGTGGTTTCATTAATGAGATTGATCTAATTAATCACAAAGTATCAGTGACCATTTCCTCACCATCAGAATGTTTACCATTACTTGAGTCTATTATGACAAATATGATTACATCATATTGTCCCGATGTCTTTTTAAGTGGGGACTATAATAGATTTGATTATACTGAGGTGGGTTGTATTGTCGGAGATAGAGTTATTACAAAATACCCGATGGATATCTCGTCCTTCAACGTAGGGAACTTTATTGAAGGGTCTGAAGACTACGAAAGTTTTAAAAATGCACTATTTGATCATAGGTCGGCAAAATTTTCCGACTTTTTGATCTCACTCGAGAATTAAAATAAATCCCCCACCCAAAAGTGGGGGTTTGTTTTTTTAAAATATTTTTCTTATCTTTTATAAACAACGTAAAGAGATATGGAAAAAGATTTTAAAATGGTTAAGAGCGTGTACGGTTCCAACCAAGAGGTAATTGAGAATATCATGCACCTATATAGTATAGATAGATTTGATTTGGACTGTACCTACTCTAAGGGTAATTTTTGGAAAGACTTACCACACCCCACCCATAAAACTGATCTATATCCCCATTACGAGAATGTAATTCAAGCCGATTCGGAAGACCTACCCTTTGAGGATGGTTCTATGAGGGCAATCATGTACGATCCTCCTTTTGTTATTGTGGGTAGCGGTAAAGGACATAGGAGTAACGGACCGGGTAGTTCTATCATTGCTAAAAGGTTTGAAGGTTACGGGACATATGATGATTTAACATCAAACTACTATAACACCCTGAAAGAACTTTATAGATTGTGTGAAAAGGATGGTTTTGTTGTGATGAAATGCCAAGACACAGTATCGGGAGGTAAACAATACTTCTCTCACGTTCATGTCATGAATATGGCACTTGAAATCGGTTTCTATCCAAAGGATATGTTCGTCCTGACCTCAAACATCCGTGTTAACGCGTTTAACGGTACCAAGTGGAAACAACAACACCACGCAAGAAAATACCACTCCTACTTTTGGGTCTTCCAAAAGACGAAACCAAAGTTTAATTATAAATTTACTGAACAGGATTCTGAGGTGTTCCAAGATAAAGATTGACTTTATCCCCAACCTTAAAGTTAGAACAGGTTCCTGAAGGGAATTCCACCACATGATCACCAATACCTGAATATCTTTCGGGACAGTCCATGTCACATGGTTGACAATCATGGTGAATTCTGGATATACGATTGTTATTTACGAAAACAATATCTAAAGGTATGAGACACCTTCTCATCCAAAAACGATGATGTCCTTTACCCATGTTAAAGACCATACACCCCTTGAGTTCTTTACGACCCATCATACCCTGTTTTATTTGTTCAGGTGTTGTCATGTATTCTGCGTCAAATACTTGACCATTCACTAATACTCCCATACCTATAATTATTTGACATTATCAATTTATTTCTTTATATTTTAATAGTAAATAGAAACATCCACATGGAGCAATGGTCCCTTGATCTTAGTAACCTAAAAGAATTAGAGACACACCCTAACATTAGACCCATCTATAACCCAAACTACGCAGATTTACGGAGAGAGATAATGTGCTTTAATGAAGAGATTAAATGGGATGGAATGTGGACGTTTCAAGATGCACAGGAACGTCTATCGAAGGAATGGTTTTTTGTGGGTCTATTCATAGACCACCAGATAAAAGGTTGGGTGTGGTTAGATAGGACACAAACAATTCGAAATCTTTATGTCAATAAAGAATATAGAGGAAAGGGTTATGGTGAACTCCTGTTACATAGAATATCATTAATGGCAAGAGATCATGGATATGAAAAAATCACCTCGTTTATTGACGAGTGGAATCAACCATCAATAAAAGTAGTAAAAAAACAAAATTGGACTAATGAAGAGATTTGAGACATATGTGCATAATAATGTGTGGCATTTAATTCCAACCATACTAATAACGACCGATGGACCGATATATCTAAGTATCGATTTTGTTTGGTTAAAGTGGGGGATTAGTTTAATCGTAAAAGACGAATTAAAGAAGTATGAATAATTTAGATAAACAATATCAAACTCTTTTGGAGACTATATTAGAGTATGGTGTTGAAAAGGGTGACAGAACGGGTACCGGAACAAAGTCCATATTTGGTTACACTATTAGACATAATATGTCAGATGGGTTTCCCCTACTCACCACTAAGAAGATGGCGGTCAAAACAATGATGACCGAACTGAAGTGGTTCTTAAAAGGAGATACCAACATCAAATATTTGGTGGATAATGGTTGTAACATTTGGAATGGTGATGCATATAAGAATTATCAACAAGAAGGCCCATATAGTGTAGAAGTTGAAAATGAAGAAAATACTTATAGGCAATTAACACAAGAAGAATTTATCAACGAAATCAAAACCGATGATGAGTTTGCTAAAGAATGGGGTGAGTTAGGTCCAATCTATGGTAAACAATGGAGGGAGTGGAAAACACAAGTATCAATACCTACAACATTAAAAGTTGATGATGGTGACGATAGTGAACCTTTATTTGTAAGAGGTACGAGATATATTGACCAAATTGAAAATCTAATCAACGACCTTAAAACAAATCCTGATAGTAGGAGATTAATGGTTTCTGCGTGGAATGTTGGTGATATGGGTGATATGGTTCTTCCACCATGTCACTATGGGTTCCAAGTTTATACGAGAGAGTTAAATTTAGATGAGCGTATTGATATTCACAATGGGTCGAGTGATCCACTAAATCGTTCTTCTGATTACTTTCATGAACACATGGATATCTACGGTGTCCCTCGTAGATCTATCTCATTAATGTGGAATCAGAGATCTGTTGACACATTTTTAGGCCTACCATTTAACATAGCATCTTATGGGATGTTATTGAGTTTAATTGCGAAAGAGGTTAATATGGTCCCCGAAGAATTAATAGGAAACTTGGGAGACACCCACCTATATCAAAACCATATTGAACATGCGGAGGAACAACTAACAAGAGAACCATTTCCACACTTACCAAAATTAAAATTGGGTAACGTAGATATATTGAATGGAGAGTTTGATTATGAGATTTTATATTATCATTCTCACCCAACAATTAAGGCACCCTTAAGTAATTAAATTTAAAAAGTGGTCTTCGAATTTTTTGATGTAATTAAAATCCAATTTAAATAGTAGTTCCCTATTTTTTCTTATTCTATCCTGTAAATTGGATTTAAGGGATGAGATGTCCTGTTTATTATATTTAATTTTTATGGAATTAATTAGATCCATAACTCCAACAATCCTTTCATCGTCATTTAAAATAACGTCGTAAGGGTGACCATCTAAAATATCATCAAAGACATCAAAACCAATCTCCCTCATAATACTTACGGTTTTAGGTTGTGCCATCCAAATTGGTATTTGACAATAGTAAAAGGGTTTGATCGACTTTTCTGTTATATAACCCCAACCATTCTGATGGTTGTTGATTGTTATGTGGGTTTCCACAACAATATTAAATAATTGGGTTATCATTTCTGGATTAATTGATTTGTGTTGATCCTCGTCGTCTACCTTAGATGAATCAAAGAACATTAGGTCGACCTGAGACTCGGCATCATCAACGGGATCTCCAACACCAAAAGAAACATCTAAAATGTCCCTATCATAGAACCAATCCAAATCTTTAAAATTATTAAGGAACACGACTCTTTCTGGTTTTGTCCTCCTCATTAGACACAAGAAGTGTTTGGTTGGGATGGTGTTTAAATAGTCGTTACTATCTTCATGGTTTATTAC